TAATTTATTTAATAACCTTTGCATAGGTCTAGCCCTTGATACATCTGATTTAGGATATGGACTTTCTGTCCAAATGTTAGGCATGGCTATAATAGGATATATATCTGTATTTAAAATAGATTCATATAATACAACTTCACCCATAGTAGCACAAACTTTAACTCTTGTTTGAGGTACTTGAACTATTTGTATAACACCATTCTCAATATTTTCTTGGTTATCTGGGTTTTCCATAAACCTAGACATATCATTTTCATTAAAAATAAATTCTTGTCCTGTAGCAGTATCTAATACTCTATAAAAAATAACCTTAACTTTAAAATATCTTTCTAGTATTTGATACCTTGCATAATCTCTATAATCTAAATTATCTGTATCTGATGGTGTAAAAGTAGACATAGAGTTTTTATTTTGTGCATTGGGATAATCTTCATCTACATAAGATATAGTTGAAATCTTGTCTATTATACCTTTTGTTTGCTCTCCTGTTATAGGATCTGTTATTGGACCTAATTCTGGATATAAACCTAAAACCTGTTCTTTGTTTAATATTGTTGATAAGATTACACTTTCAGAGTCTACCAAAAACCTGTCTCTAGTAGTTGGAGGTGTGTAAACCCTGAAAGGATTTATATTTTTAAACTTTACATTTCCTCTACCAAAATCAGATTCACCATCAATATATACATATAAATACCCTAAACCTGAAACTGCATAATCATGTATTGCTTGTTTCATTTGCATATCACCCATGGAGTTTTCCCACATATAACCCATGATGGTTCTCCACACACTTGCTATTTTAACATCTGAGTCTTCTCTAGGTGTAATTGTAAAAACTGGAGGTCTTGAAGTTAAAGTTGCTTTTAATTTTTCTACAGCAGGTGATATCCTATCCATAGGAACATCTGCTTGATTTCTGCTTTGAAGCTCTGTAGACTCATCATCTGTAAAGTGATTGCCTAAATAAAAATCAATATCTTTACGAGCTTCAGTATCCCATTCCCTTCTAGCATCTCTCCATCTTCTAAAAAGGTCTTGGTTGGTTTGTGCCCTAGGATCAAACTCCATCCATACCTCTTAAATCATTAGCCATATTTCTTGTCATAACTACAAAATCATCTTCTGAAGTTTCGTAAGGGTCTACAATACCAGCATCTACCATAGCATCGTATGGTGTAAACTCTGACCTTGGTTTAAATTTTGTTGCCATATATCTAAAAGTATCTGGTCCATATTGTTCATATGCCATCATTTCATTAGGTTTTAAATCTAATTGTTCCATAGGACTAGCTGCAGGAAAAGCTCTTTCTCCTGTAGGCATTGGTGGCATATCCATTCCCATAGGTTCTCCCTGTGGCATTGGTTGTTCTACCATACCACCTTCTTGCATCATCATACCTGCTGGAGGTAAACTTGGTGCTGGCATTTCTTGTGGTGGAATCATTCCAGGAACCATACCACCTTGTTGCATTCTCATGCTTTGTAAAGTCATAACCATATTCATTTTATCAGCGGCAGCAGATTTATCTCCAAATACACTTAATGCATCTGATTCTACTTTACCACCTCCCATCATACCTCTTCTCATCATGTTGGGATTCATCATATCCATAACTCTACCACCACCATAATAGTTCATAACCTTACCACCATCTTGAAAACCCATGTTCTCTAATGCTTCTTTTCCTTTAGCACCAGAATCAAACAAGGCTTTTAGACCAGGGTTTGGTAAATTTTCTTTAT